AATCAAAAGACTGAAGGTATGTCAACTGCATCATCTAGAAGGGTTGGTTTTATCTAATGTATAAAGTAAGATATTACATGGCTGGGAGCAATCAAAGAGTATGTAAGATTTTTAAAACTCTTACAGAAGCTGTGGAGTTTTCTAATACCAAAGTGGGTATTAATGATGTATATGAGATCGTGAAAGTTGAAGAATGAAAGTAGCAATTATTACAGACCAACACTTCGGTGCTCGTAATGATAGTATTACTTTTCTAGATTTCTATCAGAACTTTTATGATAATACTTTCTTTCCTACTATCGACTCAGCTGGTATTGATACTGTTCTTATTCTTGGTGATACTTTTGATAGACGTAAATATGTAAATTTCTATTCTCTACAAAGAGCCAAAGAAATGTTCTTTGATAAATTAGAAGAACGTGGAATAACAGTTTATATGTTGGCTGGTAACCATGATACATACTACAAAAATACCAATGATGTAAACTCTCCAGATTTGTTACTGACACAATACAATAATATTGAAGTGATAGACAGCCCCAAAACTATTAATCTAAATGGTTTTGATGTTTGTATGGTTCCATGGATTTGTGCAGAAAATTATGAAGAGTCTATTGATGTTATGAAGAACACCCCAGCAACACTTTGCATGGGGCATTTTGAGATTGCAGGATTCGCAATGTATAGGGGAATGGAATCACATGAAGGACTTTCTAAAGAAACTTTCGATAAATTTGATATGGTATTCTCTGGGCATTATCACCATCGTTCTAATGATAACCACATTTATTATCTCGGAAATCCGTACGAACTTACATGGCAAGACCATAACGATCCCAGAGGATTTCATCTGTTCGATCTCGAGAACAGACAACTTGGATTCATTCAAAATCCTTATACAATGTTCACGAGAATCGAATACAACGACAAAGAAGTTGAACCACTCGACTTAACATCACTTGATCTAAATGGTAAGTATGTAAAGTTAATTGTTGTTAACAAAACTGACTACTATAAATTTGACAAGTTCACGCAACTGTTGTATAATAAGGGTTGCGCAGACATTAAGATTATTGAAGATCTTTCTGAATTTCAAGAAGGCGAAATCAATGAAGACATCAACTTAGAAGATACAGTTTCTGTTCTCTCTAATTTTATTGATTCAATAGAAACTGATGTTGACAAAGAAAAAGTTAAATCATACATGCGAGGTTTATATACTGAAGCGATTAATATTGAGGTTGTTTGATGATTGTTTTTAAAAGTGTAAGTTGGAAGAATTTTTTATCTACTGGCAACTCATCGAACAAAGTTCTCCTAAACAAATCCCAAACTACTTTAATCATTGGTAAAAATGGTGAGGGTAAAAGCACAATCTTAGATGCATTGTGCTTTTCATTATTTGGAAAACCCTTTCGTAGTATTAACAAGGGGCAACTAGTAAACTCTATTAATGGTAAGGGTTGTTTAGTTGAGATAGAACTTTCTATCGGTACCAAAGACTACAAAATAGTACGTGGAATAAAGCCAAACATCTTTGAAATCTGGTGTGATGGTATCATGTTAAATCAAGATGCTGCTTCTCGTGATTACCAGAAGGTACTAGAACAGCAAATTCTTCGACTGAATTATAAGACATTCACTCAGGTAGTTATTCTCGGTTCTGCATCATTCGTTCCATTCATGCAGCTGACACCACTACAAAGAAGAGAAGTTATTGAGGATATTCTTGACATTAGAATTTTCTCTACAATGAATTCATTATTGAAAGAAAAGGCGCAGGAGACTAAAGATGCTATACTACGCATTGAGAGCGAAATTAAAAGCGCAAAGGACAAGGTTGAAAGCCAGCAAGCAATCATCAGAACTATCGCAGAAGCGAAGTCCAGTGCTATCGAAAGTATCGTATCAAAAATATCTGCTAACAATGATGAGATTCTATCTGTCGAGGGGGAGATCGAATCTATCGTTTCGGAGATCACTGCTCTTCAAACAAGCATCGATGATAAAGAAACTGTATCTGAAGACATTGACAAAGCCAAATCAATCCGTAGTAAGTTGCTCCAGAAAATCGAAACTTGCGAGCACAACACAGAGTTTTTTAGCGAACACGATGTTTGTCCATCGTGTAGCCAAGATATCCCAGAGGAATACAAAGAAGGTATTATCAAGGATCTTAATTCGAAACTGTTGGACAATAACACAAAGATTGGTGAACTCGAAACCATTCTCACAAATCTCCAATCGAAACTATCGCAAATTAACGAAGTGGTTGGGCAAATTACAACCAAGAACATTGAGTTATCTACAAGGAACTCTACTGTCACCTTACTTAACAAACAAATCAAAGAACTTGAAGCTGAGACCCAAAGGGTTAAATCTGACACAACTAATATCGATGAAGAGAAGGGTAAGTTAAAAGATCTCGCAACTAATGCTCTAGAAAAGATTAACAATAAAAATAGTTTAATGGATCAACGTAACTTAGAAGAAGTTGCTTCTGTTCTTCTTAAAGATACTGGTATCAAGACAGCAATCATACGTGAGTATCTTCCTGCAATGAACAAATTGATTAATAAATACCTACAAGCAATGGATGCATATATTCATTTCGAACTTGACGAATCGTTCAATGAATCTGTGAAGTCTCGCTATCGTGATGACTTTACATATGCAAGTTTCTCTGAAGGTGAAAAGATGCGTATCGATCTCGCTATCCTTTTCACATGGCGTCAGATTGCAAAGATGAAGAACAGTGTCAACACTAATCTTCTATTGCTTGATGAGATTTTTGATTCATCTCTTGACACTGCAGGAACTGATTACTTCCTCAACCTAATGAATCAGTTTGGTGACAATACAAACATCTTTGTAATCAGCCATAAAGGTGATCAACTCTTTGATAAGTTTAGGTCTGTAGTGAAGTTTGAGAAGCGCAATGACTTCTCAGTGATAGTCCCGAACTAATCCCCTACGAGGAGTAGGGGAATGTAAGTTGTTGATTTTACAGGGTTTTTTCAGGGGCTTGTCTTTTATCTAAAACTGGTGCATAATTCACTCTATTGAATCGGAGAAAATTATGTGGAATGAATTTAGTGACTTTGAACTAGCCGAGTTGGCTGCAATGTATGGTCTTGAGGAAGAACTTGTGTTCTGCAATGACCTTTCCCTAGCGAATCGTACTCACATCGAGTCACGATTGACCGAAGTAGAATACGATATGGCTTACGGAGAATAATATGAACATCAAAGCATCTGACCTTTCCGCACGTCTTCTTGCCAATGAGAATCTTTCAGTGATTCGTGCAAGAACACGCACTGCATCTTTTGACATCAAAGCACGTGTGTTGACTTTACCAGTCTGGAAAGATATGACTCCAGAGATTGAAGATATGCTAACTGGTCACGAAGTTGGCCATGCCTTGTATACTGGTGACGAATACTTGGTTCCAATTCAAGAAGATCGTAAAATTATGACTTACCTCAACGTACTCGAAGATGTACGTATTGAGAAAATGATCAAACGTAAGTATCCAGGACTGCGTAAACGCATGAACGAAGGATATAAACAACTCAATGATCGTGACTTCTTTGGTGTAAAACAAGTCCAGAATTTTGATGACTTGTTACTCATCGACAAAATCAATCTATATTTCAAAGCAGGATTCCAGTGTGGAGTTACATTCACACCTGAAGAAAGGTTGTTTGTCAATCGTGCTGAACGCACAGAGACCATTGATGAAGTGGTTGAATTGGCTAAAGAAATTTATGGTTTCTCGAAAGAAGAATTACAGGAAAAAAAGAAACGTGTCCTTATTGAAGATCCAGAAGAACTTGAAGAATCTAACGAAGAGCCAGAAGGCGAATTTGATGACATCGATGACTATGAAGACAATTGGGATCAAGAAGATTCTGATGAAGATCAAGATGAAAAGAGTAGTCGTAAAACCCATGGTGGAAAATCCACTGAGTCTGACGATGAGCCATCTATCTCTGAAGAAGAACTTGAGTCTAAGACTGATCGAAATTTTGCTGATAAATTGCAAGATTTGGCTGATGACAGCACGCAATATAACTATGTTAAATTCGATGACAAATACTTCAAAGATCCTATTGTTGGTTACAAAACCATCCTCAATGAAACCATTGACAACTGGTATACAGAAGACAAGAATGGTAATACCAAAGAAATGACTGCTGATGAACGCAATCAATTTGCATTGGATCGTGCTAAGTATGATAAATTCAAAACAGATTCTACACGTGCAGTGAATTATCTGGTCAAAGAATTCGAGATGCGTAAGTCTGCAGCCCTGTACAAACGTGCTCAGGTCTCCAAGACTGGTTCATTGGATATGAAACGTGTCTGGTCTTACACACTTAATGATGACTTGTTCAAACGTGTCAGTGTCGTACCACAGGGTAAAAACCATGGTATGCTTTTCTTGCTGGACTGGTCTGGTTCAATGGATGGCGTTATGGAAGATACCTTGAAACAGGTTATCAATTTGGCAATGTTCTGTGCACGTATTCAAATTCCATATCGTGTGCTTGCTTTCACTTCTCAATACGGTGATCGTAATCCTGATAATTATGACAAACAACGTGAGTGGCATCGTATTCACAATGAGTATTTGAATGCAAACAATATACTGGTGACGAATAATAATTTCTCGTTATTAGAATTGTTTTCGAACAAGATGACTACCAGCGAATTCCATACGATGGCTCGTCGTGTAACTAACTACAAATTCTTTTGGAATGATGGTTACAGTATGGGTGGAACACCATTGAACGAAGCATTGGTATGGGTTTACAATAATCTTGGAACTTATACTAAACAAAATGCTATCGAGAAGATGACACTCATTACCTTAACTGATGGTGAAGGTAGTGCATTGTATACTGTCAATAGTAGTATGCAAGAGCATGAGAATGTGTATTCCACTAGTGGTTACAAAAGGATCAAACACAAATACTTTATTCGTGATGATAAAACACAGAAAACTTATCAGCTGAATAAAAATTCTAATGAACAAACATCTACGATTATTCAGATGATCAAAGATCGTCACAACTGCGTGGTTGTTGGATTTTATATCTGCCGTAATGCTCGTCGTGATTTATGTTCTGCGATTCGTTCAAACTTACCAGTCTTTTCAGGTAATGAATACAATATCATTGATACTTGGAGAAAAGAGTTTCGTGATCAAGGATTCGCTTCAATCAAAGGCACTGGTCGTGATGACTTGTTCTTAGTCCCACAGTCTTCTACGAAGATTGTTGAGGGTGAGTTGGAAGTGAAAGAAGATGCAAACGCTAAGGCAATTGCAAAGAACTTCAGCAAATTCCTCAATGTAAAACAGACTAGCCGAGTCCTCCTGAATCGGTTCGTGGGATACGTTGCGTAAGTTGTTGATTTTACAGGTGAAAATAATCCCATACAAAGTGTAGGGGAATTCCCAAAAAGGCTTGTCTTTGATTGCAGTTTAGGGAATAATACAGTTATTGATTGGTTGTTATATTATGGAGAAAATGATGGCAAAATGTGATGTGGCTTTTCGTGCGACTTTTGAGGAAAAACTCAATGAGATGTTTCCTGACATCAAAACTAAAGGTACGGTATCCCGACCTCAGTTGATTGAGTGTATGGCTAAACTTAAGACTGACAAATATCCTTTGTGGCTCATGAAGAATAAACTTGGTCGTGGTTTGTATGCCATCGATGGTGGTGTTCCTGCAGTTGAAGGTAACACTGTTCGTAAACCTGTAGCTGTTGTAGAATCTTTCACTGTGGACTATACGAATACTGATTCATTGATTCCTAAGAAGGATCCGAACTTTGTACCATTCGGTAACTACAATGATCTTGAAACTATTATCAAGACTAAGATTTTCTATCCTGTGTTTGTTTCTGGTCCAACTGGGAATGGCAAGTCCACGATGGTTGAACAAATTTGTGCCAAGCACAAACGTCCTCTGATTCGTGTTAACTTAAACATGATGACTGATGAAGAACAACTCATTGGCTCCAAGACTTTGGAAAATGGTAATGTCGAGATCATCGAAGGTCCAGTCTTGATCGCCATGCGAACTGGAACTGCACTCTTGCTTGATGAGATTGATGCTGGCTCTGCAAATACTTTGCTTTGCTTGCAACCGATTCTTGAGGGTAAGCCATATTACTTCAAGTTGAAGAACGAGATGATTGTTCCAGCTGAAGGATTCAATATGTTTGCAACAGCAAACACTAAGGGTAAGGGTAGCGATGATGGTCGTTACATTGGTACTAACGTGCTCAACGAAGCATTCTTGGAACGATTCGCTGTTACGTTTGAGCAGGATTACCCAAGTGCTAAGATTGAGCAAAAGATTGTTGAGAATCTGATGGACTTCTACGGATGCAAAGATGTAGAATTCGCAGAGACATTGGTTAAATGGGCAGACGCAATTCGTCGCACCTTTGCCGATGGTGGCGTGGATGAAAATATTACGACTCGTCGTATGATCCACATTGTGCGTGCGTTTGCAATCTTCAAGAGTCGTACGAAAGCAGTAGAACTTTGCTGCAATCGTTTCGACTCCGCAACGAAGACTGCATTCATGGACTTGTTTGAGAAGGTTGCAAACCCTGCTCCTGAGGTAGTACCTACACCAGAAGTTGCTGCAATCGATCCTACCGATGAGGTTCCATTTTAAACTTGTCTTACATTGAAACTTGTTGTATAATTCTGTCTTGAACTTTGAAAAAGGAAATTTGTTATGTTGAAATTCGCTAATTTGTCTATGTCCCAGAAGAAATTTGTTGTGTCTGTTATTGAGAGCAATCCTCAATACAAGAAAGACCCACAGATTACTTTGAAGGAATGTGCTTCCATCTATTACACCTTGCGTGATCAACGGACTGGTGTTAAGGGTGAGAAGATTGGTTATCCTAACTGGTTGTTCAATAAGAACAAGGTTGAGCGTGGTGTATACCAACTTCCTGTTCCTACTGCTGTTGAGTTGTCGCAATTTGCGAAAGACTCTGCTGTGAAACCAGCTAAGGCTAAACCTGTTAAGGTTGCTAAGGTTAAAGTTGTGAAAGCACCTGCTAAGAAAGCAGTTGCAGTCAAGACACCTGTTGCTAAGGAAGACAACATGGAGATCTCTCGTCTGCAGAAGATCATTGATGACTCAGTTGAAGTTGATTCTGATACTGAAGACTTCAATGCGATCCTGCGTGAGAATGGTATCCAAGTTTAATTTTCCGAGAAGGTTGGGGTAATTGCCATCGCCCCACCTTCTTTTTTTAATTTTAATGATGGTTTAATTATGGAGATATTATCTATGTCGAAGCAAGAAAAATTGTTGGAGAATCTAAAGGCTGGAAAAGAATTTACTGCTAAGCAGATCAAAGGTTCTTTCCAGATCGCACATCCAGCATCTGCAATTCGCAATTTACGTGAGCAAGGTTATGCTGTTTACAGCAACAGTGCAAAATTGCATGATGGTACATTGACTACCAAGTATCGTCTTGGTCAGCCAAGCAAGCGTATGGTTCGCATTGCTAATGCTGTTATGGGTGCATCTGTGTTTAGCGCACGACGTGCTTAATTGACGTATGAGTCAGGATATTCTTCGGAGTATCTTGACTCATTTTATATTATGGAGACATGCGATGCCAATTGGTGATGTTAAAGGTGATGGATTCATTTCCAAAGAAGACATTAAAAAGTCCCAGACTGCCACGACAGGTGGGCGAAAATTTGATGGTGGTAAACTTCAATATGGTTTACTACCACCACTCGCATTAAAAGCGACTGTAGAAATCCTAACATTTGGTGCAGAGAAATATGAGCCAGATAATTGGAAAGTAGTTCCTGACTCAAAACGTAGATACTTTGACGCAATGCAAAGACATCTTTGGGCATGGAAAGAGGGAGAACAAGATGATCCCGAAACTGGAAAGAATCACTTGGCACATGCAATGTGTTGTCTAATGTTTCTTTATGAACACGATGTGAAGTATTCTAAGGAAATTAAATGACTCTTGAACAGATCTTAGTAGCAACTGCAGTTTGGATGGTTCTTGTAGCCATTGTGTTTACTCACTCTAACTGGGGTAAGATTCGTGCTTGTTTTGGTATGTGGCTTACTCGAGAGTACTGGACTAACTACAACACGGTAGAGTTTGCCAGTTGGGCAGCAAAGGCAGTTATCATCATCCCTGGACTTATCTTTGGTATCCAGCTTTGGTGGTTGTACTTCTTCACTCTTGCAACCTCGCTGTCTCTCATCTGGGCAAGCAATAAGAAGTTGCTCCCAACTCTTATTGGATTCAACATCGTGTGGACTTGGATCAGTTGCATGGTTTTGGCTCAACATTTAATCAAATAAATTTGATTATTTTTGATTTTGAATGTATAATTTTTATACATAGTTATTATTAATTGGAGAAAATATGAAATTATCTAAAGACACAATCGAACTGATCAAGAACTTTGCTACAATCAACAGCAATCTTCTATTGAAAGAGGGATCAAAACTCTCTACAATCTCAGCCCAGAAAAACGTGATGGCTGATGTTGATGTCACAGAAACATTCCCATCATTTGGCATCTATGATCTAAATGAATTCTTAGCTGCAATGTCTTTGTTCGATGACCCAGAGTTGACATTCAGTCCAGACAATAAGTCTGTAGTTTTCTCACAGGGTGGTATTGGTAGTTATAAATTCTTTGCAGCTGATGCAAGTGTTCTAACTGCACCAACAAAGGAAATTACTTTCCCTGCTCATGAGATTGAGTTTGATATGTCAGCTGCATTGCTGAATCTTATTCACAAGTCTGGCTCTGTTTCTCGTTCAGCAGACGTATCTGTTATTGGCGATGGATCAAAGATGACTGTTTATGTTGGTGACAAAAAGAATGCGACTGCAAATGCATTCAGTAATGTTGTTGGAACAACTGACAAAACCTTTAAGGTAAACTTAAAGGTTGAGAATCTGAAGATGCTTCCAGGAGATTACAAAGTTAGTATTTCCAGCAAAAAGATTTCTCGTTTCAAGAGCAATCGTAGTTTAGTTTATTATGTAGCAGTTGAGGCAGATTCTACCTTCGAAGTCTAATAGATAGATTATGAAGAAAATAATTGTACTAGGCGCAGGAACAGCAGGGTTAATCACTGCTCTCATTCTTAAATCTACCTTTCCGAAGTATCAAATCTCAGTTATTGAGTCTGGTGCGATTGGTATTATTGGAGTTGGTGAAGGTTCAACAGAACACTGGAAGATATTCACTGACTATTGTGGTATCAATACCAACAGATTGATTCGAGAGACAGATGGTGCTCTTAAGAAGGGTATCAAATTTGAGAATTGGAATGGTGATGGTGCATCTTATTTTCACTCATTGTCTCCTCCATTCTTTGATGAGTTTACAGACAGTGGTCAACGTCTAAATTTTACGAAGTCTATGATCCATAAAGGTATTCCAACTGAAGATATTCTATTGGATACCAACTTTGTAACACAACAATCTGGTATTCAAAGCACTAATCAATATCATTTTAACACTATGAAGTTAAATAAATTTCTTCATGATGTGTGTAAAGAAAAGGGTATTAATTTCACAGATGCCATTATTGATCAAGTGATGTTCTCAGAAAATGGAGATGTTGCTAAGTTAATAGACAATGCTGGTATTGAATATGTTGCAGATATCTTCATTGATAGTTCTGGATTCAAGAGAGTGATTTCTTCTAAGCAGGGTGCTAAGTGGATCTCATATAAAAAATATCTGCCAATGAATCATGCATTAGCATTTCCAACAAATGATATTTCTGATCTAAAACCCTATACACTTTCACGTGCTCTTGGCTCTGGTTGGAACTGGAGAATTTCTACTCAAGGAAGGTATGGTAATGGTTATGTATTTTGTGATGAGTTCATTGATGCAACTAAAGCCCATGAAGAAATACAATCATTCTATACTGAAGAAGTAAAGGTAGCGAAGGATATTAAATTTGATGCTGGTCGTGTAGACAAATATTGGATTGACAACTGTATCTCTGTTGGTCTTTCTGCATCATTTGTAGAACCACTTGAAGCATCTAGTATTGGTAACTCAATCCTACAGGCTTTTGGCATTGCAAAGTTGCTACCTCTTTGGGAACTTGACCGAAAGTACGCAGAGAAGTATAATAAAGACTTCACTAGGTGCTTTGACAATATTGTTGACTTTGTTCAGTTACATTACATGACCAAAAGAAATGATACTTTGTTCTGGAGAACTTTACCTGAGATGATGACTAAGACAGATTTTATCAAGGAACATTTAGAGATCTTTAAAAAGACAATACCGAATCAATCTCTTTTTATGGGCGAGTATCATATGTTCCAATCTCCAAATTGGGCTCAAGTAATGAATGGTCTTGGTTTATTGGATAAAGAATACATTAGCAATAAGTTACAAGAAGTTAGTGGAGAAGGTGCTATTAAAGATTCATACGGAAGGTATGATGCATATCTAAATGATACAGAAAAGGGTTCTTACATCGAACACAAGACACTATTAGAACAGAATAGGATTGTTGTTAAACTTGACAGACGTTAATTGAAGGAATATATTATGAAACATGAAGGAACTGCTTTGACATCTACTCTTAACAATGAGTGGATGTTTAAAAAACTTTGGGTAGAAGATTTAGTTAGTGATGATGAACCAGATGCAAAAACTATCTGGAGATATGTATTACGAAGTAACTGTTATGTTAAATCTGAAAGGCAAGATATTGCCCCACATAATTTAAAGGATAGTGATTTTCGTAAAGTTTCTACAAGACTTTATATTCAAAAAGAAAGGAATAGCAAACTACATGGGCATTTCATTTCAAATTTTGAATGGAATGATCTTGTGACTAGATCAAATCTCCACAACTTTACAGTAGAACTTTAATATGATTGAATCCCGTGATAACCAATTTCTTTGGGTAGAAAAGTATCGCCCACAGACTATTGATGAGTGTGTACTTCCCGAAGCACTAAAGAATACTTTTAAAGAGTATATCGCTAAAGGCGAACTACCAACATTTATGTTTACTGGAACAGCAGGTGTCGGTAAGACTACTGTTGCTAAAGCACTATGTAATGAAGTTGGTGCAGAGTATCTTATGATCAATGGATCAGATGAAGGTCGTTTGCTGGAGACTCTCCGAGTTGCCATCACTGGCTTTGCTTCTACTGTTTCATTAACTGATGCCAAGAAGGTCGTCATTATCGATGAAGCAGACTACATGAAAGCAGATACAGTTCAACCAGCACTGCGTTCATTCATTGAAGAATTTAGTAACAACTGTCGCTTCATCTTTACATGTAACTATAAAAATCGTATCATTGAACCACTCCACAGTCGTTGTTCAGTTATCGATTTTAAGATCGAACCAAAAGACAAACAGTTACTTGCAGGAACTTTCTTCAAACGTGCAACACAGATTCTTAAACAAGAGAATGTTGAGTTTGATCCTAAGGTAGTTGCAGAACTTGTCACGAAACATTTCCCAGATTATCGTAGGGTTCTAAACGAACTTCAGCGTTACAGTGTTTCAGGTAAGATCGACTCTGGTATTCTAGTCAATACCAGTCAAGAATCCTATAAAGATCTAATCAAATTCCTCAAAGAAAAAGACTTCACTAATGCTAGAAAGTGGGTTGGAAAGAACTCGGATTCTGATACAGTTGGATTGTTTAGAGAACTTTATGATAACTCAGTGAGTTTCCTAATGCCAGATAGCATCCCTGCGCTTGTATTGATCTTGGCTAAATATCAATATCAAGGAGCATTCGTTGCTGACCATGAACTAAATATAATGGCAGCACTCACAGAAATTATGGTCGAGTGCAAATTCAAGTAAGGGAATATATGGACTTATTACTACATTTGTTTTACATGGCTGTAGTTTTTGCTATTGGATTTATCTGGGGCTGGAGAGAACGTGAGAACTTTGCATCTAAAAAAGTAGATGCACTATTAATGCACATTGACAGTAGTGTGCACGAACGAATAGAAGAATCCAGAATAGATATAAAGATAGAAAAACATAAAGATGTTTACTATGCCTATGATAAAGACAACAACACCTTTATGGCTCAGGGGAGCACTAAAAAAGAATTAGAGGAAGTACTTGCATCTAAGTATTCCAATAAAAGATTCTTTGCTGATAGAGATAATTTGAAGGAAGTTGGATTACAATGACTGAACTATATCAAAAAGATGGAAGGTCTGCATCTATAGAAAAACAGATGACTAATGACTACATGGTAACATTTAATAATGAACTCGGTGGAAACCAGATGGAAACCTTCCATACTGAAAAGCAAGCCATTGATGCAGCGCAACGATGGATAATTAAAGATTATGAGCCCATTTGATTTCTTAAATGCAATAAATGATACAAAGAAAAACTTATTTGAAGACCCACAGGCTGTAAAGGATTATAAACCATTCATTGTAAATAGAGGACTTTCGTATTTCCACGATACTGTTCTTTACGCTAACGAGATGAACAAACATCCCGAACTAGATAAAGACCAGCAATTTTCTTTTTTCCTAAATATTATTTCAAGGAAGAAGCGTTTCAGTAAGTGGTCTAAAAAAGATGCAACTACTGACTCCATCGAACTTGTTAAAGAGTATTTTGGGTATTCGAGCGAGAAGGCTAAAGATGCATTGAGCCTTCTTAGTGAAGAACACTTGATTATGATAAAAGAAAAATTATACAAAGGTGGAAAATCATGACTGTCGAAATGATTTATTACGACTGGAAACCAGAGTCGATGCTTGAAGTGACATTGCCAGAACCAGATAACTTCTTAAAGGTTCGAGAAACACTTACTCGAATCGGCATTGCTTCCAGAAAAGAAAACAAATTATATCAATCCTGCCATATTTTACATAAGCAGGGTAGATACTTCATCGTCCATTTCAAAGAGTTGTTTGCTCTGGATGGTAAAGAATCGAATATCACTAGTGGTGATATCGAGCGTAGAAATGCAATCGCTGGTTTGCTACAGGATTGGGATCTTTTAAAGATACTAAATAATTCTCAAGCGGATCAGAAAGCATCTCTGTCGCAAATTAAGGTCGTATCGTTTAAAGAGAAAGACCAATGGGAACTAGTACCGAAATATAACATAGGAAAAAAATCAAAATGATTAAACTTGAACTTGAAATTAATGAAGTTAACATGCTACTTGCAGTGTTGGGAAAGCATCCTTTCGAGGAAGTTGTTAAAGTGATCAGCAAGATCAAACAACAAGGTGACCCACAAGCAGAAGCACTTGCACAAGCAGCAGCAGAACTACCTGCTGCGTAACCAATTCGCCTTAGGACCACTAAAGTACGAATCGTTGGTAAAGCGGATGTGACGAACGACATCGCTGGAACTCGTAACCAGTATTTTAACACGGCTCTCTTCTTTTCGCCTTCGGGGATTTGCTTGAGAGTTTTCCAACTCGCTTAATAGGAGCAAAACAATGTTGAATAACATTAACACAGCCATCGATTCTTTCCAAGGAATCAAAACTAAATTCGTTGAGACCTGCGTCAAAAACGAAGAACTCAAAAAACCACTTAATCAATTTATTGAAGCGCAATCTTCTTTCGCAAAGATCGTGGCTAAAGCACATGTAGACTTTTATACGTCTCTTGGTCTTTCAGCTTACACATTCGATGCCAAAAAAGCATTTGCTAAACAATAAGGAGATTGATATGGGAAACAATTTCACACCCACATTCTGGGGCACTAAAGATATGGACAAATTTCTTATCGGTTTCGATGAGCAGTTTAATCGTCTACAGAAATTTCATGACGACATGTCCAAGAACATTCCTAACTATCCACCATACAATATCGTCAAGAGAGATGAGAACAACTACACCATTGAGTTGGCTGTGGCAGGTTTTGGTCAATCTGACATTGATATCGAAATGGAGAATGGTAAGTTGACTGTTCGTGGTAGCATCAAAACCGAAGAAGCTGAAGATAATTTCTTGTTCAGAGGTATTGCAAATCGTGCGTTCAGTCGAGCGTTTGCTTTGAATGATGAAGTTGAAGTTAAAGATGCAGAACTCTTTAATGGCATGCTTAAGATTTTCTTGGAGCGTTTGATTCCAGATGCTAAGAAGCCAAAGAAGATTGTTGTAAAGTCTAAAAGCGAAAAACAATTATTGAATGAGGACATCCTATGAAATCAATCAAAAAGTTTTTCACTAATCTTCTTGAAGCACTCATTGAGGCTAGACATGCCAGAGCAGATGCTGCTTCGAAAAGAATAGGTAGATAAGTCATACAATTTTAGGGGTCTTCGGATCCCTAAATAATTTGTATGATGAAAGCCAAATTAACACCAAACCTAATCTCATTCTTCTTAGTTAGAAGAGGGAGTTGGCTTCTCAAAGTATCAGTCTTTAAACATAAGCAGATCATGGTGATTGCTCAAAATGTTTACGAACAAGACCGAACGATTGTTCAGGTTTTCCCGAACGAAACCCTCGCTGCAAACTTCATTGAATTCCTAGTTTCAGAGGACGTTTAGACACCCCTAGAGCCTTCCTAGCGTCTAAGTCGGGGCTAAACCCTTCCCTAGCGTCCTAGAGCCTTCTAGCCCTTCCTAGGGGCTAAAAAATCCCTTATAAATCAACAACTTACAAAAAGTAAACCTTTAGGCTTACTCTCGGATAACCACACCCACAGTAGGGGATTGCAAAATACTTGTTGCCTTTAATGCAGTTTTGGACGATAATAGATCTTATGATGAATCGAAAAGGAACTTTATGATGAATGTGATCTACAAATCCAAAGCCCAGTTGGCTAAAGAAACCGAAAAGCAAGTCAAAGCATTCTTGCGCAAAGGTGGCTCGATTGAGATTGTAAAATCTCGCAAAGCACCAAAGCAGAAAATGCGTGGTAAAGTTTCACGTGGGTTCGTGCAGGGCACTTCTGGTTTTCCTGCTGGTGCTCCACGCAAGTCTACATTCAGTTTGATTTAATCAGGAGATCGATATGCTATCATGGGAAGAAATGTCTGAGTTGGAACAAGCACAATGCCAGTATTGGGATATGTACAAGGATGCCTATGGTGTGCGTCCTCGTGGTATCGATACCAGCATGTGGACGCTGAAAGACTTTGAAGCTGAGTTTATTCAGTTGGGTCATGTTATTATGCTTGAAGAAATTGCTCGCAAAGAATCCGAAGCCAAAGCCATCATTGAGTTTGAAGATCGTGTACTCAATCTCATGCACACTGGCACTAATCGTGAACGTGTCATTGCATGGTTGATGGATGCTGAAGGTGCTAATGGCGACCATGAGTATTTCTGTTTCACGCAGGGTCTCCCTTATGGTTACTTCAGGAAAACCGCATGAGAGTTTTCCAAGAGACAACTCCAGATTGGGTTGGGAATGTATCCAACCACATCTATTATTTGACTGATGATAAATCAAAGATGGTTGCCTTCTATAATGTGGACACTGGTGTAGTGAAGAAATTCATTAAGCCAATTCGTTTTGATATGAGATATAGAAAATTTAAGGAACTGAAACACAAATGAATATTAATAAATTTTTAGATGGTTTAGCAGCAAATGCCTCACGCAACTTCAAAATCGAGCAACTAAACGCTAACAGCGATAACGAAGTTTTGCGTGAGGTCATTCGCTTGGCTCTGGATCCATTCACTCAATTCTATCAACGCAAGATTCCTGAGTACACCACAGACAAACATCAAACAAGTCTTGATCAAGCCATGCTTGCATTGTATGACTTGAAAGAAAGAGTCGTGACTGGTAATGCAGCAATTGAATATCTCCGTATGCTTCTCTCATCCGTATCAGCTGATGATGCTAAGGTACTGGAAAGAATCATCTCCAAAGATTTGAAGTGTGGTGTTGATGTATCTACTGCCAACAAAGTTTGGTCTGGTTTGATTCCTGAATACCCATGCATGTTATGCAGTCCATTCGAACAGAAGTTGGTTGACAAGATTAAATTCCCAGCCTACGCACAAATGAAGATGGATGGCATGCGCTTCAACGCAATCGTCAGAGATGGTAAGTGTGAATTTAGGAGTAGAAATGGAAAAGAAATTTTACTACTTGGCAATTTGGAGCAAGAATTTATTTCTCTTGCTGGTTCTATTGATTGTGTTTTTGATGGTGAACTACTTGTAATGCTTGAGGGTGACCACCAATTTGCTGACAGGCAGACTGGTAATGGCATCTTGAACAAAGCAAACAAAGGCACAATCTCTGCCAAAGAAGCAGCACTGGTTCATGCAACTGTTTGGGATTTAATTCCTTACGTACAATTCATTGATGGATACTGTGGAAGTCCATACTCAAAACGATACTCTACACTGCAGGCAATTGTTGCCAAACAAAAGTCAGATGGGAGGAAGATCTGGAATGTGACATCAACCATTGTGGAAACTCTGGAAGAAGCACAAGAGATTTTCCAAGGTTATCTTGCAGAAGGATTTGAAGGTATCATTCTTAAGGATGGTGCTGGTGTTTGGGAAGACAAACGAAGCAAGACTCAGATTAAATTTAAGGGAGAACTTGAATGCGATCTTAAGATTGTTGCAGTCGAAGAAGGTAAAGGTAAAGCAGTAGGTATGCTTGGTGCAATTATATGTGAGTCTGCAGATGGAATTGTAAAGGTAAATGTAGGATCTGGTTTCAATGATGCACAACGAAAGCAATATTGGAAAGAAAATTTAGTTGACAAAATCGTGGCAGTGAAGTATAATAGTCGTATCAAGAATAAGGCTGGAGAAGACTCATTGTTTCTTCCAGTGTTCATTGAAATTCGTAATGATAAAGATATCGCAGATAAATCAAAGGATATAAAATGAAAGTAGCAATCAATCGTTGTTTTGGTGGGTTCGGTATCTCGAATGAAGCATTCGAGAAGTTGCTCGAGCGTAAGGGTGTAGGATTTCAAAAAGTTCCAGCGAAGTTTAAATTCCGTGGTGATGATTTTGATTACTACAAAGCAGGTATTGAGCCATGTGATGACACATATATCAGTGCGTATGATTATTATCAAGATCGTTCTGACCCAGACTTGATCGCAGTCATTGAAGAAATAAAAGACCAAGCAAATAGTTGGGCAGCAGAGATCGCTATTGTGGAAATTCCTGATGATGTTAAGTGGCACATCGATGAGTATGATGGTATGGAACATGTGGCTGAAGATCACCGAACTTGGTATGGAGATTAATTATGCGTAAAGAACTAGACGAAGCACTGTGTGCAAAGTATCCTCTGATCTTTAAAGATCGTCATGAGAATATGCAACACACCGCCATGTGTTGGGGTTTCTCGCATGGTGATGGTTGGTATAATATCCTTGATGTTCTTTGCGGGATGTTGACTGGCGATTATCGTCAAGCGAAAAGTCGCTATGAATCGATTAAAGATAAAGTTGGCCAACCAACATTTGGATTCAGAGATAATGGTGATCCAGTCGGTAAAATTGTCACTCAAGAACTGATTGATGAAGCCAAAGTAAAACTTGATGAAGAAACTGCAAAGGTTCCAGTGGCTTCTCAAGTAAAAGAAAAGTTCGGAGGACTTCGTTTCTATGTTAATGGAGCAACTGATAAGCACTGGAATTATATTTCAATTGCTGAGAATTTTAGTTATCGCACATGTGAAGAATGCGGTAGTCCAGGTAAAACTTATACTGATGGTTGGCATCGTACTCTTTGCGATATCCATGCAGCGATGGCTGGTCGTACTGAAGAATATCAGTCTGATGAAGATGAAGGAGATGAATAATGTTTTACGGTAAAGAAACTATTGAACAAAACTTTTCTCTCGTTCTAAACAAATTGGAAGAACAAGAATTGTTTTTGTTCGAACCAATGCCAAGTTACAAACTGAATGATAGATGGACTGACGAATTTCGTATTCGTGATGGACACACTAAACTTGCTGATGGCACTTGGGTTACTATACATAAAGTAACTACTTGGGTTGAGAAACTCAAGAAAGATACTACAGAGTTGTATGAACAAAATCAACAAACTAATCGTGAGTTGACTCTTGCTAAACGCAGGATCTATGAGATGGAATATGGATTGCGAGTTGCTGAGAAAGCATTGAAGAATTCACTGGCTTTAACTAAGGAGATGATTGATGAGTAAATTTGTTTTGGTTGATTGCATTGCACAGTATCGTATGCGTTACATTATCGAAGTACCAGACAATCATAATGAGCAGGAGTATCCATGTTCGGCAGAGCAGTGGGCACTAGATACAGTAACATCTGAAGAAATGCAAGAATTTTCTCAGTTGTATCTTGGCGAAACTATTGTTAGTAGTCGTGAGATTACTAAAGAAGAAATTGTACCATTGTGCGATATTGATAATGAGTATTGCAAATCTTGGGATGACGACAAGAAGATTAAAGTATTTGTAACTGAAGTTGGCTACAAAAGGGACTGGTAATGTTTATGTTCGATGTGGAGACTCTAGGAGTAGAGTCTACCTGTGTAATTCTATCTGCTGCATTGATTCATTTTGATCCAGAGAAACGTCCAACCTACCAAGATCTATTGGACAATGCATGCTTTGTTAAGTTAAATGCCAAGGATCAGATTGAACGATTAAAACGATCTGTTGATGTTGGAACACTTGAGTGGTGGAAGAACCAACACGAATATGTTCATAAAGTTTCGTTTAAACCTTCTGGTGACGATATGCTTGCTGAAGATGCTATCACTACATTGCATAACTATATGAACAAGGTTCCAAATGCTCAGAATCAAACAATGTGGGCACGTGGTTCTCTTGACCAAATGGCAATTGATTCGCTGTCAACTAGAGTTGACATGCAAGTACTTACAGGATATGCTATGTGGAGAGATGTTCGAACAGCAGTAGATATCCTTTATGGAACTACAAATGGTTACTGCGAGATTGATCATCCTTTGTTCAACCGAACTGATGTGATTAAACATCATCCTGTTCATGACTGCGCATTAGATGCTATGATGTTGATGTATGGTAAATGATATAGTATTCCAAACATATGATTATATCATTGGTGGAAAGATGGTGGTTGGTCGTGCCAGAATGTCTTACGAATGGAAGACTCTATTGGAAGATGGAGATCCAGACGCCAGAGACAAGCTGAAGTCTGAGTTAATCCATCAGATGGCAGAGTTTATGCTTGAGAATAATTTGGTAGAATTTACTTATTATGATAATCCAATAGACCTATCAAGACAAGTCGCAGTTAGAGCATACCTCGCCCCAAGTGATCAAGTTAAAATTTTAAGAATGGCAAATAAAATATTATGACACAAGAAATAACTTTACATCGTGATGCTTTAGAAAAGATTCTCAAACTCGTAGATGAACTTAACCCAAATGCAAGCCTTAGAGTTAGTGCTGGTTATGTAACAATCTATTCTGATCAATCCTCTGGTATTGGTCAACTTATTGATGCTGAAGTAGACGTTGAACTCAATGGTCTT